TAGCGGAAAATCTTGGTATATTAGTTTCACATAGACCTTTAGAAGTACCCGCCGGTACATATAACACTAGAGCAAACGGGGCGCATAATACGGCCGCAGAAATAGACTTGGCCGATTATCATTACCCGCGTAAAATGTTAGTGATCGTAACTTTGGGGGCCGCTGATAAATCGCAGATGTTTCCATTTCCGCAAGCGACACTTCAAGCAAAAATTTGGAGTGGATCTGCAAGCGGCGCCCTGGTTAATTTAGACAAAACATTTCCGGTATTTTATACACCGGGTGAACAGATCTATGAATATGAAACTGTAAGAAGATATGTTAATATAGAATGTATCGTTACCAATGTTATTTCGCTATATGTTACTTTTGCGGTGGTCCTGGTGACTGATCATGCCCGTTACGGCAATATGGGATCCGATGATTAAAATAAATGAAAGGATGATGAAACCATGAGAGTTATAATTGGCCGTACCTTTTTTTATAAGAAAGATAGTAAGATCTACGAAAGGGGTAAAAATTATCCGGTTGATAAAGAAATGGGTAATTGGATTGCTAGAAAACAACTTGGAACGATTATCCCGGAAGTAGTACAAAAAAAAGGTAAACGGCATTTAAAGGATTTGAAGGGACCACCAAAAGACAAAATGATAAATGGAACTAATGTAAAAACAAAATAAGAAAGGAAGGTGATTTATAATGAAAAAATACTTTAAATTATTTTTAGTGCTGATCTTATTACTAGCTTTTATTTTACCGGCAAGTGCTATTAAGATCGCACCATATTCCCAACCATTACATGACATAATGCATTGGGACGTTACGAGTGCAAAGTTGATTATACAGAATCCGGAGAATGAGAATCAGACCGTTTCATGGCCTGCAACCGTAGATCTTTGGAACTATAACGGAAATAGCTGGACTTATGATTTACCGGACGGTGATAAATTTGTATTCAGTAAAAGGGTTGATTTTAATATAAGCACTACCGAAGGGGCAGGATCTACCGTAAGAGGTATATCGTTAACCGATACCGTTGGCGCTGCAGGTGCAATTCATGAGGGGGTATATTCTCTCATTACTTCTGCTTTTGCAACCGGTACTTGGACGAATGCCGTTGTTGGCGTAATTACCTATTCAGCAACCGGAAGCGCATCCGGTGGATTGGCCGCGGCTTTATGTGGTGAAATTAATATGCAAGCAGCCGCATCATCCGGTGGATCGTATTATAACGTACATTCGTATTTTTCTGTACCGACAGCCGCAGAATTAATCGACAGTACGGCCTTCAATTATGCTTTTGAAAGATACGAATTAGCAGACAATGCCTCTTATGATTTTGGCCTTTATGGACTGCTTTGGCATGTTGTTGGTTTATATGATCATAGTGGAAAAGTTTGGTATGATAATACCTTAAAGATTCAGATTGATACAACCAAATGGTGGATTCCATTATCAGAAGCAGAAGGATCTTATACTACTAGTTATCCGATTGTATCGACTTATCTTGCCGGGACACAAGTAAATTTGAGCGGAACATTGGCGGAAGCCGTTTCTGGTAGGGGAATAAAATCATCTCATACCGTTAATGTTCCAAACTTTGGAGATGGATATGGTAAAGATGAATTTGAACTTACTACGACCGGAACTGTAGCGGGGCACGTAGCTTGTGCATCGTTCTGGGTGAATACAACTGCTGGCGTAACTGGAACCGGTGGTTCATTCCTCACTCCATTAAGTCTTGGCATTTATGAAGATGCAGCCGCATCAATGGCAGATACGACAGTCGTATTAGGTGCAAGAATACAGGGAGTATTAGGTGATACAAATAATGATAATATAGCAGCGTTTAGTCTTGCGTGTAGTGGAGATACCCTTGATGCTCTTTGGTTGATTTCTTCACCAGTACAAGCAAGTTATGCTACAGATGATACTGTTGATGCCGCTAAATTGGGCGCGATGCCATTTATGAAAGATTCTAATGGTGTAGTATATTGGATTCGTTTATGGGCAGATGGTAGTTAAATAAACTAAACAACCTTGCCGGGTATATAGGTTAACCCGGCACATAAAAAATTTAAAGGAGTAAAAAAAATGTTAAGAACGAACAGGGGAAAAGGGTTAATAGTATTAGTACTTGTTTTTGTAATGATTTTAAGTATGGTGGCTTTGGCGGCTACCGATCCTTTTAAGGTTAAATTAAATCTGTATGAAAGAATTGTAGCAATGAGTTTATTACCTAAAGAAGGGAATTTTTTAACTTTAAAGATTATTAGAGATCTGCAAATGGAACTTGCACCGACAGAAGAAGAAGCGGCAATTGCAGAACTTCGAACATCACCGGATGGTAACGGAGTAGTGGCCCAAAAAGGATGGTTTTTAGTTGAGGAAAAAGAAATAATATTAGGGGAAATAGCAAAGGGTTTGATAGTTGATGCCCTGGTTAAATTAGATGAAGCGGAAAAATTAGTGAATGACCATTTTAGCTTATATGAGAAGTTTGTTATAGGCGAAAAAGAGGGAGAATAAAAAAATGAAATTAAAAGAGGCAATAGGAAGATGTCATGTAAGATCAGCTATTTATCGTAAGTCAAAACCGGACAAGAAGTATTTTAAAAACAATCCGATTGATATAATAGATAGAGTACCAGAAGAAGATAAATTAGCCAATGATTGGGAAGAATTTGACCCACGTGACCAATATGATTGTTCGATATTTTAATTATTAAAGAAGGTGATTAAATAATGGCTTTAGACACTTACGCATTAACGACTTTAGCAAATGTGAATTATGAATTAGGCCTTACCGCAGATGGTGGGGCCGTTGATGCCCATATTGAAAACCTAATAAATCAAGCATCTGATATAATTGAAAATGCTTTAGACCGTAAATTTAAGATCCGGCTTTATACCAAAGAAAGACACAGCGGAAACAATAACGAGTATTTATACTTTAAGCAATATCCGGTTGTTGCCGTAAATCTTGATGGCCTGGTTTGGGATGCAGCCGGGAAAACAGTTACCCGGGATGATGGCGGTAGCTTTGCAAAAGATGGCTTTGCAGATGGGAATAAAATATTAGTGCAAAATTCTGACCTTAACGGCGGATTGCTTACCATTGATGGAGTAGTTGACGCGCTTTTTATAACCTTTTCTGATGTTATAGTTGATGATGCCCTGGACGATAATGTTATTTTATCCCATGCCCGGGAATTATGGGTTAGTGATAGTGAGATAGATGAAGATGATTTTGAAGTAAGCGAAGATCATATCTATTATAATATCGGATTTTCAGAAGGCCACGAGAATATCCGGGTAACCTATTATGCCGGTTATGTAAATATTCCCGATGATGTAGAAGCTAAATGTTTAAAATTGGTGAAAATGGCCTACGAGAATACAAAGGATATTAAAAGCGAAAAGATTGGGCCGTACAGCGTAACATTTTTTGATAATAAATCTGAATTAAATGTTATGATCCGAAACGATTTAAGCAATTATATCAACAGGGGGTATTAATGGGGATAGAAAGATTTTTTACCAAAACAGTAACACAGCAAAGAAAAGCATCATCAACCGGTAATTCTGTTGAAGCCTGGTCTAATATTTCGACAGTCGTTAAATGTTGTATACCGCCGACAAACCCTGGTGATTCCTTTGGTTTTGAGGGGGGTGCTTTTGGGTCTGCTCATAATAAACTTAATATAACGCATCAATTATTCTGCTATGCAACCGAAAGTATAAAACTTGATGATAAAATAGTAGATGGATCAGATGAATATATTGTAAGATTACAGCCCAAAAAATGGGGTATTTTTTATCAGATTTATTTATCAGAGGTGGATTAATGAAAGTAAAAGTTGAGGTTATCCAGGGAAAAGAACTTGCAGCAAAATTTAAAAGCGGTGGAAAGACTGTTCAGGATAAAATTGATAAGGCGTTATATAAAGGCGGGTTATTAGTAGAGAGAACGGCGAAAAAATACCAAACGCCCCACGTTGACACCGGTAGATTAAGGGCTAGTATTACGACAAGATTGGTAACGATGAATGCGGAAGTTGGAACCAATGT